TTATTCAACGGGCTCTTGCGACAAGTACTGGCTAAGCACAGGGCGGCGTGGCTCAGCTCTAGGACGAGCTGGGCTTTCTAAGCGCGAAATTGTCGACCGAGACACCCCAAGGGCCACAGCTACTTCTTTCTGAGTCATACCATCCTGACGCAAGCGCAGCGCCTCAGCAGCTTGCTCAGGCGACAACGCGGACTTACGGCCACCCCAGACAACCCCGCGCTTAATAGCAGCGACTTGACCAGCAATGGCCCGTTCTCGGATGATGCCCCGCTCCAGTTGGGCAACCGCACCGAGAACTTGAACCATAAACAACCCGATAGGGCCGGTTGTATCCAGCGGCTCCGTGATCGACCGAATCGTCGCTCCAGACAGCTTGACCTTATCCAAGATAGCAAGCAGATCCTTCAAAGAACGCGCAATGCGATCAAGCTTGTAAACAACGAGGCAATCGCCTTCAGTGAGCAAGGAAAGCAGCCTCTGCAGCTCAGGCCGAGCCCCCACAGAGCTAGTCTTTTCCTGGTAGATGACAGCAACACCCGCCTTATTCAGCGCATCAATTTGCAGGTAGGTTTCCTGCTCTCTAGTCGAGACGCGAGCATATCCAATCAACACAGTTTTTTCTCCTCTTTTGAACAAGGAGAAGTCTCTCTAAACTTCGAAAAGACAAGGGTTTGATTAGAGATACAGCTAGCCTTTTCATAGCAAGAGCGCGAAACTGTAGTTTCAACACAATCACTTGCATGGCTTCGGTATGCCTGACCTGCTCTCGGTGACCAGAAAGAAAACGTCCTTGAAATGGGACAGGTAAGAAGTGACCACGGCAGCACCAGGGGCCACCAAGTCATAAACGAATTCAATGGCCTCACGCATGCTCTCAACGTAGCCAAGCTGGACAGATGGCGGGATGGTGACATCGCCAAACTTTGTCCACCGGTTAGAGAACTTCGCGCCCTCTTCAAAGGCCTTGGTGATGTATTTACTGATGTAGCTTGCAATGCGCGCTGGAGAGCGCTGAGAGGTGCTCTTGCGCCGTGCTACGTCCACATTGCCCCCCAGCTCTTTAGTAACCGAGCGCCAGATAGCCCGCAGCAGATCAAAGCTTTTGATGCGCACGCCTTGATTGTTGGCCAGGACAGTAGCAACGCGCCGGCAGGCCATGTGCACATGCCATGTGCCTCTTGCTTGTGTCTCAAAGGCCGCGATGGCCACGAAATCAGGCAGCACTCGACGCACTCTGCGCACGAACTCTTTGAGGTGCTTCTTGCAGAGGTCTAAATCAGGCTGATCAGCGCGATATGTGAGCGTCATAAGGGTGTCGGCATTGGCGGCCTTGCAGAGCTGTCTGACGCGCGTTTTGGCCCTTCTGGCGGCCCTATCGCGGTTGATCTCTTCGCGCTCTTTAATCCGGTCTGGGTCATCTCGTTTTTCAAGGATGTGCTCTTTGAGGTTGCGCAGCACATCGTCGGGCATGCGAGAGGTATCCAGTTCAACCAGTTCCCATGCCTGAGAGACCACGGATTCAACGTGTCCGTTACCTAAATCAGTGGTTTTGACCTTGAAGCAGTTGGCAACGCTCTTGCGTTCATAAATGGTGTCGCCAATAATTCGAACTGTCATAAGCGCTCCTATCGCTTTTGGCATCCAAGGGCTTCAACCGGTGAGAGGGTTGAGGCCCTTTTTCTTTTCTAGCCGTGGTGATGTGCTGATGTGTCAGAGGGATAAATCTAGGCGGCTGCGCCGCCAGCCCTGCTGGCATTGCGCGCCGCTGGGGAGAGGCAGCGCCCGGTAGCCAACGCATGCTTGTGGCGAGGGCTGGGGCCCTACCGGCGGTGGCTCCGACGATTCGCAAAACCGCTGTGCGGTTTCACGAATCCTCAGAGCTGGGTTTTCTTGCTTGAGCGGCTTTGCTTTTTTATTTTTTGAGGTGGGCATGCAAACATCCTCAGGGGTCTCTTTTTGGGGCGCTCTTTTCTCTCTTCTCCAGCCAGAACCTTGTTCTGACTGGAGAACAGAGAAACCGCTGCATGCTTGAGCTGACGGGGGGGTGTGCCGGAGGGCTGTCATCTCAATTTCCTGCCCAAGACGTTGTCTTGAGCAGGAAACCGAGATGCCCGCTTGTGCCTGATCGGAGAGGTGACGGTGCCGAGGTGCTGCCACTTCAATTTCCCGCCCAAGACGTTGTCTTGAGCAGGAAACCGAAGTACCCGCTTGTGCCTGATCTGGCAGCCCCATGGCGCAGCTATTGCCCATGTTCTTCTGTCCCAACAAAACCCTGTTTTGCCGGGCCAGAAGAAGCGTCTGGCCAGTGTGATTCACGCGATCGCAGCGCCTCAACTATGAGCAGCCGGAGGGTGTGCTCGAACGAACGGCTTTCAACAATGGAGAGCCGTTTGACGCGCTCAGCAACCGAAGTAGTGAGGCCAACAGATCGACGGAACGGGAATTTGCGACGGGCCATGGCTACTGCCCAAAGACGGAGCTAACAGCGGCATTGCGGGCAGCAAGGCGCTCTGCATAGCCCATGGGCTGATCGCTAGGCCGTGCAACTGGCGGAGGAGGTGTATGCACCACTGCAGGGGCCGCAGAGGGTTCGTCAAACATGGCCTGCGAGCGGTTTGCGGCCGGGNCTTTCCAGTCCAAGAAGATGCCGTCCTTGACGATCTGCAGGCAGAGCTTTTGGGGCACATCAAGCGGAGTGGCATCTTGCGTGAAGCACTTGCATTCATCGCGCTTTTTGCTGTGCATGCAGGCAGCAGGGTATGGAGCGCGCATGGGGTTCGTGAGCTCGTCATAGCGCGGTGCGGTATACGCAAGACCCTGCACCCGGGGCATGAACTGATCAACGTATTCAGCCGTAGTCTTAGGGCGCTTTTCATTGGACTGGCCCTGAGTGGGCTGCTGGGGGCCAAGGTTCATGCTTGGCATCAGGCTAGAGGACTTCGCGCCAGGCACATTGCCTGCACCGCGAACGGTCTTGAGGTAGTAGATTGCGCCACCGATCAGCAGAGGCACCAAAATCAGGGCCGCGATGATGAAGTAGGCCTGCTTTGGAAAGCGAAACTTGGCAGTGTGGATGCTTGCTGACACGTACCAGTCAAACACCTCTTTTGGGTAACGCCCACTGGTGACAGTAGCGGTCTTGCCTGCAGTGTTGCTCTCGCATTTTTCGGTGACGTTCGGCCACTCCAAAATGGACGCGAAATCAGCACCGCGACGACGCTTGATGTGGCGATGCCAGCCGGGATCAGCGATCAACCGACGCACAAAGCTATCCATGTTTTTTGGATGCTGAGTGATCAAGTAGAAGTCAAAACCGCGATGCCGATGAGCCGCCAGATCTTGGATATGAGGCAACGGAGCACGAGCAGTAGCGCCGCGAGTAGGCATGACCTCATGGCACTCATCAATAATGAAGATAGTGCCGTCAGGTTCGTCAGCCCAGTTCTCAAAATCGATGACTTTCCAGCCCCAGTTGAGAGCCTCACCCTTGAGAGTGATACGGGGCTTCATCTTGTCCTCACGCTTGTCGTGAGTCTGGTGAATAGCCACGGGGCGATTTGTGGCCAACTGCAGCGCACGTACCCAGCTCAACGTGTAAAGAGTCTTACCAGCGCCCATGCCGCCAGTGATCAGGTAAAGCATGGCAGCCCTTACTTGTTATAGCCGATGCGCTTGATGGTGCCGTTCTTCATGCCGTTGGCAATCAGCTTGACCGTGACCGTACCAGTCAGCAGTGAGAAGGACTCACCAATACGCAGAAGGCCGAGGATTTTCTTGAGGTCATCAGGCAGGCTTATCAGGGCCTCCTTGCCATAGCTGGAGATCTCTTCAATGACCGTGACGAAGCCAATGTAGGAGATCAAACCGATGCCCAGGGCAACAGCGACACGACCCACGACCGTGCCAATGATGCTGAGAAAAGCACCCCAGATAGAAGTGATGAAGATAGGCATTTAAGACCCCAGAATGCGCAAGCAGGTGGCACAGGTGCTCAAGAACAAAAGCATGCCCATGGCATTGAAATAGCGGCAGAACTCACTGAGCTTGAAGACGACCGTTTTGCCGAAAACTTGCAACGGAACATCAGCAGGACACTGGCCATTGCCGATGATGGAATCCACGGTGATATGGCCCTTGAGGTCAATTTCCGTGCCATTGGCTGTCAGGACGTTTTCTTGAGGCTTTTTAGCTTCGGCATCGAAAAAGCGAGACATATCGTTTTCGACATCGAAGAAGGTGCAATTGCGCTTGTGCTGCTCTTGGAGTGCAGCGCACTGGAGCACATCGCCGTCACAGCGGAAATTAGCGGAGCAGGAGCCGGAGAACTGGCCCTTGCTCTCTTTGCACATGGCTAGATCAGGCTGCTCTTTACAGACTTCATCCTGCCCCTTGTCCTCTTTCGAGCCATCAGCTTTGGTGACCGTGCACTTGCCGTCCTTGCACTCAACCTTTGAGCCGTCCTTGCCCTTGTCTGCGCCATCTTTGGCAGGAACACAGGTATTGACCTGAGTAGTGGACTGGACTTGACCGGTAGGACATTGATTGCCCTTGCCCTCACACTCAGCGCGCTTTGTCGGGTCTTTCGGATCCTCACAAGATCCGTCATCACCTTTTTCATCAGGGATGCAGATGCCTTCAACGTACTTTGATGGACTGGAGCCAGAAGGACAGTTGTTTTCCTTAGGGATGCAGACGCCGGGAGCGAACTTGGAGGGCTCATAGCCAACGGGACAGTCTTGCGGCTTATCCTTGCCGCCTTCAGTGCCTTCCCCACCACTGCCGCCAGTTGAAGGATCAGTACAGGCCTCACCCGTGAACGTGGGGTTCGACAGGTTGCAGACTGTTGAGCTGCTCTTGCCTATACCGGCCACGCATGAAGAGATAGTGCCGGAAGTTTTGCAACCCGTCATGCAAGCACTACCAGCCTGACCAAGCTTGCTAGCAGCCCACTTCGCAGACTGGGGGCCGAAATCGGATTCCATGGAGGTGATGCCGATCGACATGCCAGCAAGAGGACCACAAACATCGTCCTTTTTCTTCACGCACTGATTACCTGATTCAACGAAACCTGAATCGCAGACACAGACGCCATCTGACAACTTGGAGTTAGCAGGGCAAGCTGTTTTGGTAAGAAATCCGAAGGTGTAGAAGTCATCAGGCCGATCAACGCGAGTGAGCTTGCACGTTCCGGCAGAAACATCAACGGAATACTTGCGATATTCAGTCTCAAGAGTCGAGGCAGTAGCCGAACAGGCTGCTACTTGCGTGGGGAAGTAGCCAAAAGAAGTGCAGTGGTCAGAATAGTTGACGCAGTACGCCAGAGCCTGAGGAACTGCCGCATGCGAAACGCCACCACTGAAAAGCAGGGGGAGCAAAAAAATTAGGCGGAGCAAATAAGCCATAACGCCCCCATGTAGACAATCAAGCAAAGCAGTCCCATGTGACCTCCCTTGCATGTGCGCCCCGCCGTTCTCCGAATCGCCGCGACGCACATGCAAGGGTGCAGTTGCACCCTTGTTGACACAGTGGGGGACGGTTAGACCGAGCGCATGATCTTCCAGCCGCGAATAGCGATGGTCACGATCAGGTAGGCCGAACCCAGAATGCCGATGGGCACCAGCAGGCTCATCAGGAAGGTTTCACCAGCGCTGACGTCAGGAGGAGTGGGAGCGGTCTGCGCCATCGCGTTTTGTGCAGCCAGCATCAATGTGACACCACCGGCTGCGAGCTTGGCGCCATGTCCACGCGCCTTGTTCGCCAGTTGTTTGAGAGCTTTACGAGTCATCAGTAGACCTTTCATCCGGGGAGTTGATAAAGCGCAGCAGGGCCCGGAACCCCCATGCAACGCAGAAAACCAGAGTGATCGGCGTCATCAGTGCGGAGGCCTCTTCAATCGACAGATTGAGGATGGGCACATTGACCTCATGCACCACGGTGACGGTGCAGGCAGAGGGGCACTGAATGACTTGATCGGCCATCAGGAGGCCTTCACGGCACGCTGACGAGCAGCGCGAATTCGCATGGAGCGAACAGTGCGATCAGCAAGGCGATCAGCCACAGCGTGAACAGATGCCAAGATGAAGTGGACGACGAGGGCACCAGCAAGGCCAGACACGAACGCAATCTTTGCGATCGAGATGGCGGCATACCTCAGCTGCTCTTCGGTGAGAACTTCCATGGTCAGGCCTTGGAAGCAGCAGCAGGAGCCTCAGCAGCCTTGACGACACGGCCAGGAGTGGGCGCACCGGAAACAGGCGTGAGGTCAACAATGGCGGGCTTGATGCCGCGAGAGGCGAAGTCAACACGCATGCCGTAGACAGGCGCATAGACACCGCGAGTGATCTTGCCCAGCAGAGGGGAAGGCACTTGCATCACACCCACCTGCATTTCCACGCCGTTTTCATCCAGCGTCATGCAATCGATTTCTTGCATTTCGTATGGCTTGCCAGTCTTGCCAGTGCCTTTACGCACTTCTTGGACGATCAGAACCTTGATAAACGCGGGCAGGGATGTAGCTTCAGCAACGGACAT